ACATACTACCAACACAATCTAATGCTGGTTTAGATGTTTATGAAATGCCTCAAAAAGGACATAGGTATGTAATGACGGTTGATGTTGCAAGAGGAACAGTAAATGATTATAGTGCTTTTGTTATAACAGATGCAACTAGCATACCATATAAAATTGTAGCAAAATATAGAAACAATGAAATTAAACCATTAATTTTTCCACAAATCATTCATAAGATAGCAACCAATTATAATCAAGCAGAGGTATTAATTGAAGTAAATGATATTGGTGGTCAGGTAGCAGATACAATGCAATATGATTTAGAATATGATAATCTTATTATGGTTAATCAAAGAGGTCGTTCAGGTCAGATTGCAGGTACAGGTTTTAGTGGTAAACAATCACAATTAGGTTTACGAACAACAAAAGCAACAAAGAAGATAGGTTGTTCTAATTTAAAAGCATTAATTGAACATGATAAACTTATCGTACAAGATTTTGACATTATTGCAGAATTATCAACGTATATACTTAAAGGTAAAGAAAAATATGAAGCTGAAGAAGGATCTAGCGATGATTTAGTGACTTGTTTGGTTATGTTTGCCTGGTTATCTAATCAAACATATTTTAAAGAATTAACAGATCAAGATATTCGAGCAAGACTTGTAGATGAACAACAAAACCTGTTAGATCAAGATATGGCACCTTTTGGTTTCATAGATGACGGATTAGAAGAACAAGAAACATACAAAGACCCTTACGGAACCACATGGTCACCCGTAAAAGTCAAAAGAGGTTGGTAAAACTTGATATTTATAAATAGTTTTACTAAAGATTATTAATAATTTTTTTAATTTAACTACTCAAAAGGAGAAAAACAAATGGCTTTTTTAGTATCACCAGGCGTTCTAGTGACTGAAAAGGATCTTACTAACGTTATCCCTGCCGTATCTACTTCAATAGGTGCGATAGCGGTTGTTAGTGAGAAAGGGCCGATGGATGAAATCACTACGGTTTCAAGTGAAGACGAGTATGTTAGAGTTTTTGGAAAACCAGATTCTAACACATTCGAATACTTTTTTAGTGCAACCAACTTTTTACAGTACGGAAATGCTTTACGAGTGGTCAGAGCAACAACCGGAAACTTAAATGCTGCCTCAGGCGGTTCAGGTTTACAGGTTAAGAATACAACTGATTACTTAGATAACTATTCAGACGGTTCAGGATCCGTAGGATCATGGATTGCAAGAGAAGCTGGCACAGCAGGTAATAACCTAAAAGTCTCTATGTGTACAAACACAACTGCCTACGCACAAACACTTCCTTCAGATAATTTAGTCAATGACGCAACTGCGGCAATTGGCGATACAACTATCACGTTGGATGACGGTGCAGAGGTACAAGTGGGTGACATATTAGAGTTTGGAGATATCAGTAGCAACTTTACTGCTGCTCCATCAGGTCATTACTATAAAGTGACAGCCATATCAACACACACATTAACCATTGCTAGATTTAATCAAGCAACTGGTACAACAGAAACCGGCGGACTAAGACACGCAGTAGCAAACAATGCATTTGTTAAAAGATATTGGGAATACTATTTCAATTTCAATGCAGCGCCAACTACTAGCGATGATGTTTCAAGCGTAGGTGGAAGTAATGATGAATTACATATTGCTGTTGTTGACGAAGACGGTGGTATCACAGGTACTGCTGGATCAATTCTAGAAACTTTCCAAGGATTGTCACAAGCTTCAGATGCAAAAGATGCTTCAGGTAATTCAAATTACTATGTTGATGTTCTTTACAGATCAAGTGAGTTTATCTATTGGATGGATCACGAAACTACACTAGCAAATGCTGGTTCAAGTAAAGTCGGTCAAACATTTGATAGTCAAGGCACAGCCGCATTTACAATCTTTAAATCATCACTATCTGGTGGAACAGATGATAATGCACCAACTAATGGTGAATTAGCAGCTGCTGTTGAGAAGTTTCAAGACAGCGAAACTGTTGACATTAACTTCTTGATTTGCGGACCTTCACAAACAAGCGCTGACGCTACTGGCGACACATATGCAACAAAAGTAATTGATATTGCTGAGCAAAGAAAAGATATTGTAGCATTTATATCACCTGCAAGAGCAGATGTAGTAAATGTATCAGATCCTATCGCTGCAACAGCAAATGTTAAAGCTTTTGCTGATGGACTTTCAAGTTCATCATATGCTGTCATTGATAGTGGTTATAAGTATATGTACGACAAATACAATGACGTATATAGATTTGTACCATTAAATGGCGACATTGCTGGTCTATGTGCAAGAACAGACTTAGTAGCAGATCCTCATTTCTCACCTGCTGGTTTCAGTAGAGGACAAATTAGAGGTGCTGTAAAACTAGCATTTAACCCTAACCAGACACAACGAGATGACTTGTATAAAGCAAGAGTAAATCCTGTTGTAACATTTCCTGGTCAAGGTACAATACTGTTCGGCGACAAAACAGCTCAAGCAAAACCTAGTGCTTTTGACAGAATTAATGTTAGAAGACTGTTTATCACTTTAGAGAAAGCAATCTCTACTGCTGCTAAATTCCAACTCTTTGAGTTCAATGATGAGTTCACAAGAGCACAATTTAGAAACTTAGTAGAACCTTTCCTAAGAGATATACAAGGTAGACGAGGACTTACAGACTTCTCAGTAGTCTGTGATGAAACAAATAACACAGCGGAAGTAATTGATAGAAACGAATTTGTTGCAGACATTTTTGTCAAACCAAATCGTTCAATTAACTTCATCAAACTAAACTTTATTGCTACACGATCTGGTGTTGCATTTAGTGAAGTGGCTGGGGCATAGGGGGTAGAACATGGCAAACGTATCAGATTTTATCTCTAAACTTAAAGGCGGAGGTGCTAGAAACAATCAGTTTAAAGTAACTATGCCGTTCCCTGGTTATGCAGCTGTTGGTGGTGAGACAGAAAGTATGGCATTTTTATGTACTGCTACTAACTTACCCCAAAGTGAACTTGGTGAATTAACTGTAAACTTCCGTGGTAGACCTATCTATATGGCAGGTGATAGAACATTCCAAACTTGGACTACAACTATCATTAACGATACTGATTTCTTAATCAGAAATGCTATTGAGAGATGGTCAAATGGTATAAACAACCATTCAGATAACGAAGGACTTGTAAATCCTGTTGATTATCAAGTGGACGCATTTGTCGATCACTTAGATAGAAACGGTAATACAATCAAGTCTTACACTTTTAGAGGATTGTTTCCAACATTGATAGGTCAGGTTGATCTAACTATGGAACAAGCAACTGCTCTAGAAACATTTGAATGTACTTGGAGATACCAATACTGGGAATCAAACACTACAACATAATGTTGAAAAAAAGGGCGTCTTTCGAGGCGCCCTAAATAATATAGTATAAGGAGAATAGTAGTGGCAGAAATATTTGGTTTCGAAATCAAGCGAAAAGACCTCAAGCCTAATAGTCAATCGTTTACTACACCGTCAAGTGATGATGGTACGCAAACGATTATGGGTGGAGGACACTTTGGAACTTATCTTGATATAGAAGGAAAAGTAAATAATGAATCAGATTTAATTAGAAGATATAGAGAGATTGCTATGCACCCAGAGTGTGATATGGCGATTGAAGATGTCATTAATGAATCTGTGGTGGTAGACGATAATCAAGAGGTTGTTCGTCTAAACTTAAATAAAGTTCCGTTTTCAGCAACTTTAAAGAAAAGTATCTCAACAGAATTTAAAACTGTACTTTCGTTATTGGAATTTGAACAAAAAGGTCATGATATATTTCGTAGATGGTATGTAGATGGTAGAATAGTTTATCATAAACTTATTGATCCTAAAGATACGAAAGCAGGTATTACAGAGCTGCGATATATTGACCCACGAAAAATTAAAAAAGTAAGAGCACCAAAACAAAAACCTGGTAATGAGTTTGCACCAATAGATAATAAAAAGCCTCAAGCCGTTGAATTTGATGATTTTTTTATCTACAATGAAAAGGGTGTACAACCTGGCGCAAGTGCAACAACAGGATTAAAGATTACTAAAGATGCTATCGCATATTGCCCTAGTGGTTTAGTAGATCAACAAAAGAATTTAGTATTGTCTTATTTACATAAGGCAATTAAACCAGTTAATCAGCTGCGTATGATTGAAGATAGTGTAGTTATCTATCGTATATCAAGAGCGCCTGAAAGAAGAATTTTTTACATTGATGTAGGTAATCTGCCTAAAGTAAAAGCAGAACAATATCTAAAAGATGTAATGAACAGATATAGAAACAAACTTGTGTATGATGCAAGTACAGGTGAAATAAGAGATGATAGACAATATATGTCTATGCTTGAAGACTTCTGGCTACCAAGACGAGAAGGTGGTAGAGGTACAGAGATCACTACATTACCAGGTGGTTCAAATCTTGGTGAGATAGATGACATTAAATATTTTCAAAAGAAATTGTTTCAATCATTGAACGTACCATACAGCAGACTTGATAGTGAAGCATCTGGTGGTTTACAATTAGGTCGTTCAACTGAGGTAAGTAGAGATGAGATTAAATTTACTAAATTTGTTTCTAGATTAAGAAATAGATTTAATAGTTTATTTCACGATTTACTTAAAACACAACTTATTCTCAAAGGTATTATTACTATCGAGGATTGGGAAAAAACACTAAGTCAAACTATAAAATACGATTATGTAAGTGACGGTTATTTTGCTGAAATAAAAGAAAGTGAAATGTTTAAAGATCGCATGGAAATATTCCGTAATATGAAAGATAATGAAATGATTGGTAATGTCTATTCAAAAGATTGGGCCATGAAAAATGTTCTTAAAATGTCTGATGAAGAAATAGAAGACATGCAAAAACAAATTGATCAAGAAAAACAAGACGCACCTAATCAAGGTGGTGATGACGAAGGAGGACAATTCGCATGAGTATAGAAGATACAAAAAATATGATTACTGCTTTAGATACAGGTGACACAATAGAAGCAGAAAAAAACATTAAGGCTGCATTAGCAGATAAAGTAGGTAGTGAGTTAGATGCTAAAAGAAAAGATTTAGCTGGCACTATCATGAACAAAGAACCAGAGGACAAAGATGGCGCTGACGCTCAATCAACTGAGATTGACGATTAAAGAAAAAGACGAACACAAGCGTTCTCTTAATTATCGCAAGCTCGCACCAAAGGTAAAGAAAGCAGTGGATGATGTTTTCGGCATGATGGCGAAGACACCACAAAAGGTTTTATCTATGTTTCCTAGAGTTATACAAGATATAGCAAAGAAACATAAAATACAACCAAAAGATATTGAAACTTATTTCGAAAAAGAAACAGGTCTAACCATATAAAGGAGAGTAAAAATGGCAATAGTAAATAAAAGAACATTAGTAGATAGTGGCACACGCCATGTCATGATGTTTGAAATTAATAACGACACCAACGATGCGGTATCAATAATAGACGCATCCGGATTACGAGGACATTCATCTAATCCAACACTAGACATTAGAAGTATTAAATGGAATACAACCGCGGCAACAAGTGATGTAGCATTTGAATTTGACGCTAGTACAGACGACCACGCAATATCAGTACATGGTAGTGGTGAGTATGGTTTTCATGGTAAACAACCAATGTTAACTAATCCAGAAAGTTCTGGCGTAACTGGTGATATAGTTATCACTAACGCAAGTGCTGTTACAGGTACTTTTATAGTCGAAGTAGTAAAATCAAAAGGTTATACTAATTCAGGACAAACTAGATAATCAATAAAACCGTCATTTTAGAGATGAAGTAATATAAATAGAACTAAAGGGGAAAATACGCAACATGAAACTTATTAGAGAAGAAATAAATGAGGCAGAATATATTATCGAAGAAGATAATGGTAAAAAGTCTCATAAAATCAAGGGTATTTTCATGCAGGCAAACATTAAAAACCGAAATGGTCGTGTTTACCCTATGGAAGTATTAGAGAAAGAAGTTAGCAGATACAACAAAGAATTTGTACAGCGTAAAAGAGCATTTGGTGAATTAGGACATCCTGATGGACCAACTGTTAATTTAGAAAGAGTATCTCATATTATTACAGAATTAAAAGGTGACGGTAAAGGTAATTATGTCGGAGAGGCAAAGATTACTGATACACCTTATGGTAAGATTGTGAAGTCTTTAATTGATGAAGGCGCACAATTAGGAGTTTCTTCTAGAGGCATGGGTTCACTAGAGAATAAAGGCGGTACCAACTATGTAAAATCTGATTTTTATTTAGCGACTGCAGCCGATATCGTTGCAGATCCTTCTGCACCTCAAGCATTCGTCAATGGCGTAATGGAAGGTAAAGAATGGGTTTGGGACAACGGAATCATCAAAGAACAAGATGTTTTCGAAATTAAACAACAAATTGAGCGTGAAACTAGAGAGCGTAAGGCAGTAGCAGAAGCAGTAGCTTTTGATAAATTCTTACAGAAACTTACAAAATAATAAATAGTTATACGCAAAAATTTGATATCAAATTAGGAGAGTAAAATTAAAATGGCTGAAGAAATCAAAAACGAACAAGAAATCGTTTCTGAAGCTCCTAAGGGCGCAGACGCTCCAAAAGCGGGGGCTGGTAAAGCAGACCCAATGCAAAAGGGTGGCGACTATGAGGATCTTGGACCAGCACTTGTTAAACCTGATCAAAAAACAGGTCAAGACAAAGCTGACGACAAAGTGAAAAAAGACTCATCTGCTCCTACTAAAGGTGCCGCACCAGCAGAACCTATGGCGAAAGTTAAGGAAGATGCACACGATGGTGACAAAGAAGACGAGAAAGAAGACGAGAAAGACGAAGACGAAATCATGGAAATGCCAAAAACAAAGTCTGGAATGATTCAGGCAATGTATGATAACATGAACAAAATGAAAAAGTCCGACATCGCTGCGTCTTATAAAAAGATAATGTCTGCAATGCATGGTGAAAAAGAAGAAGGTATGCATGATAAAGAAGATGACAAAGAAAAGAAAGTAAACAAAGAAGCTGTAGATCAAAGAGTAAAATCTATTGATGTTTCAGATGATGTTAATGCTTTAGTTTCTGGAGATGATTCTTTATCTGAGGAATTCAAAACCAAAGCTGCGACAATCTTCGAAGCTGCTGTTAAGTCTAAAGTAAAACACGAAATCGAAAGATTAGAAGGCGAATACGCTAGTGAATTAGACGAAGCAAAATCAACTGTTAAGGAAGAGTTAACTACTAAGGTTGACAACTACTTAAACTATGTTGTTGAGCAGTGGATGGCAGATAATGAATTAGCAATCGAAAAAGGTATTAAGGGAGAAATCGCTGAAGACTTTATTGGTGGTCTAAAACAATTATTTGAAGATCATTACATTGATGTTCCAGATGAAAAATATGACGTTCTGGAAGCAAAAGAAAAAGAGCTTGAAGAAGTTAAAGCTAAAATCAATGAGATGACTGAAAAAACCATCGAAGACAAAAAATTAATCGAAGGATATACAAAAGATGAAATCTTTGAACAGACAGTAGAAGGCTTAGCTGATACTGAAAAAGAAAAGATTAAATCTTTAGTAGAAGACGTATCTTTCGAAAGTGCTGACGCTTATGCTAAAAAACTTAATACAATTAAAGAAAGTTATTTTGGAAAAGCAGTAGCACCTGAATCAACTGAAAATGTTGATACAGTAAATCAAGATTCTAATGATAGCAATATAGTATCAGACCTGAGTGATTCAATGTCTAGATATGCGGCTGCAATCAGTAGGGGACAAAGTAGAGATATCTACGGAAAATAAAGAAATAGGAGATATAAACAATTATGTTTAATTCACAAAACTTACAGGAAAAGTGGGCTCCGGTTCTTGAACATGGCGATCTACCAAAAATAGAAAACCCTTACAAGAAAGCGGTGACTGCTGTTATCCTTGAAAACCAAGAGAAAGCTGCGAGAGAAGACAAAGCGTTCTTGGGTGAGATAGCTAACGTGACTGGTGACAGCGCTGTAGCAAATTGGGATCCAATCCTAATCTCACTTGTTAGAAGAGCTATGCCTAACTTAATCGCATACGATATCTGTGGCGTTCAACCAATGACAGGAC